AGCTGGGCAACACCGTGCATGAAGAGACGTATGACTACGTTGAGGGCATGATCACCGGCATCACCGTGCGGGACTCGGACTACGGAAAGTTCTGGTGTGTCAACATCCAGGATGGGTCAGATGCTTACATCCTTCAGTTCCAGTATTCCGGTGGCAATGCCAACAGCTTCCTGAAGTCCATCCCCAACGCTGACCTCCGCAAGCCCATTCGCATCCGGCCAGCGGTCGAGATTGACGGAGACAAAAAGCGGAGCAAGCTGTTCCTGGTTCAAGATGACAAGGCCCTGCGCTGGTTCTGGACGAAGGACAACCCAGGTCAGATGCCCAATCTCAAGAAGATCAAGATCAAGGGCGTGGAGCAGTGGGATGACTCCGACATGATGGAGTACCTTGAGGCTTATGTCAAGGAGCACATCACGCCCAAGCTCGGCGGTACTGACATTGCAAATGCCCAGGAGGATGAGGATGTACCTTTTTAATTGACACCATAACACACACACAATGAGCACACAATTATCAGAAATCAGAGGTCAGATTATCAAGCTTTATGAATTGGTTGATAATTTATGCAAGGCAAATGACCCGACACACCAGCAGATAGCTTTCACTTTTGACGCAACTTTTCAGCAAACTGAAGTCAAATCTGGAGCATGGCCGCAAATCCCTGAAACAAAAGGTATGCGCAAGCACTACCGAGAGTTTTTTAAGAGTCTGCAAGAAAAATACACATTTAATGAATTTGACGCAAATGATGATTTTGTCTTTGATATAGCGTCAAAATGCCGTATCGCTGACTTTCGCGAGGCTATGCACAATGTTTCAGGTGACAATGCGAAAAGCTTCATAAAAATTGTCAGATCTGGGAAGCGTCATAAATCTTATCAATTTACAAAGCTATTTGTATGAGCAAGTTTATTATCGACATGCAGGCAAAGCAGCTCACGATGCTGGATGCCCGCTTTTACTACGCGGAGGGGAATTTCTACCCCTCCGTCACCACCATCCTGGAGGCGTACCCGAAAGATGCAGCCTACTTCAAATGGATCAAAGAGGTCGGCACCGATGCTGATGTGATCCGGGATGAAGCCGGCCGGCGCGGGTCGGTAGTGCATGAACTGACGGAGCTGTACGACAACGGTGCAGAGGTCAGTCTGCTGAACATGGACGGCAATCTGCAGTTCAAGATGACCGAGTGGGCGATGTTTGAGCGTTATGTCGATTTCGTCACAAGATTCAAGCCTGACTATTTTATGAATGAGCAGAACTTCGTCAGCCCTGCGCTGGGCTTCGCCGGCACCATTGACCGCTTGGCTTGGCTTGACGGCAAACTGACGCTCATCGACATCAAGACCAGCAACAACATCCACGACAGTTACTGGCTTCAACTTGCTGCTTATGCGGCACTGGTGCATGTGCTGACCTCCTACAAGGTCGATCAGGTGGCTATCCTTCACCTCAACGCCAAGACCCGCACGCTGGGCACGAAGGGTGCAGTGCAGGGCATCGGATGGCAACTGCTAAAGAAGGACATCGAGGAGAGTTACGGGGACTACGAGCTTTTCAAGGTTACCAAACAGCTATGGGAGGCTCAGAATAAGGACGCGAAGCCGCGTCAGGTATCTTACAAACTAAACTATAAGAAAGATGCAGACATTTAATGATCAGTCGTGTCCAAAGTTTAGTTACCACGGTCAGCCGTTCGTGACCTTCAGCATGAAGTCTGGCAAGATCGCCATCAATGGGATGGGGCGCAAGATGCTTGAGCTTAATGTCGGCAGTATGGTCGAGTTCTACTGCAAGGAGATAGATGGGAGGCATGAGTGGTATCTCGCGCCGGTGCATGCCGGTGGCTTCAAGCTCTTGGCTCACAGAGGGTCCAACACGCTTGTCTTCACCCGCAAGGAGCTTGTCATTGCCATCTTTAACAGCCTGCTCTACGAAGGTGACATTGCCCGCGCTTACATCCTTCGCAAGAGGAGAGTGGAGGATAAATGGGTCTACAAACTTGATACATCCGAATTCAAAAACAAGTAAAACACACACACAATCATGCAATTCAACATTTTCGACACAACCAATGTCAAATCAGGGGTAAGAACATCCAGACCGTTCATCCGCATCACAAGGAAAAGCGGCACGATCACGTTTAACAAGTCGGCTTCAAAGCATTTCTCCCTGACTGCTGGCATGCAAGTAAGGTTTTTGCAATCGCAGTCAGACCCGCAGGACTGGTTCATCCAGTTCGTCAAAAAAGATGGCTTTGTAATCCGGGAGGCGCATGACAAAGAGGTGTTTATGTTCAATTCATCTGCAATGGTGGCAGAGATCATGCAGTCGGTTGAATGCTTTGACAAGGGCATGACCCTCGGCATTGGCGAGACCGTGACCTATGGGAAAATTGAAGCAACTGCACTCATCACACTCAAAAACAAGTAACATGACACAAGAGCAATTAGAGCAGATCGAAGCATGGCGCGAGAGCCTTGACGAAAAGCAAAATGATGAGCACATTGTCAACGCCATGTGGCTCGCTGAAGAGATGTGGGAGAGGCATCATGCAATTTTGCAGGCTGCTGATGAAATTACCAAGTTCAAAGGATTGTTCAAATCGCATGAATTAGGAATTGATTTCAATACCTACATGAGCTACTTCTGCATGACACTCATGGAATACATCTGGATGCCGCATGATACCATCAAAGCGATCACCGCTGACCTCGATGATCTTGATACCATGCCGGAAGAGTTTATCTGCATCCATAGGGAGCACACAAATGACTACATGGTACGCATGTCATATATGGGCACGACTGACGAAGATCATGACTACGAGAAGCGTTCTACATTGAAGATATGCGAGACCAAGACAGAAGCGGAAGCACTCACCGCCATTCTCAACCACGCAAACAAAGCCGGCCATGATGCAGTTACGAGGCTATCAGCTTGACATCATCGAGAGGGGCACAGAGGTGCTCCTCTCTCATTCTATCCTCTACCTTGCAATGGAGGTGCGGACTGGCAAGACATTGACCTCGCTGAACATTGCGGAGAAGGCAGGAGCGACCTCGGTGCTGTTCGTGACGAAGAAGAAGGCGATGAGCAGCATTGAGAAGGATTACGAGTCGCGCAAGTTCACCTTTGAGCTTGACCTTGTGAATTATGAGGCACTGCACAAGTTGTCTGCCGATGACATCGAGAGTTATGACCTTGTTATCTGCGATGAAGCTCACTGCCTCGGTGCGTTCCCGAAGCCATCCATCCGGACGCAGCAACTCAAGCAGATAGTCGGCACAAAGCTGCTCATCCTGCTCTCCGGCACTCCCACACCGGAGTCGCACAGCCAGATGTACATGCAGATGTACATCTCCGAACACTCGCCATGGAAGCAATACCGCAACTTTTACGCATGGGCCAAGGACTACGTCACCGTGAAGAAAAAGTATGTCTACAACCGGGAGCTGAATGACTACTCCCATGCTGATCGAGAGCGCATAGAGCGCGACATGAAACATCTCATGATCTCGTTTACCCAAGAAGAGGCGGGCTTTGTCCAGAGCATCGAAGAGGTGCGCATGGAGGTGAAGATGAAAGATGCCACTTATGACGCAATAAGAAGGCTTTTACGCGACAATCTGCTCAAGACAAGTCAAGGCATGGTGATTGCTGATACTGCCGCTAAATTGCAGCAGAAAGCGCATCAGATGTACTCTGGCACAGTCATCATTGATGAGGCTGATGACCTGACTGATGGGGAGACAAAAGCGCAAGTCTTCGATGTCACAAAAGCGGAGTTTATCCGTGACAACTTCAAAGGGCAGAAGATCGCTATTTTCTACAAGTTCAAGGCCGAGGAGCACATGCTTTACCTTGTGTTCGGAGAGCGCATCACCAAGGACAGTGAAGAGTTTAATCAGTCAGGATCCGACCGCGTGTACATCTCGCAAATCCAGAGCGGCAGGGAGGGTGTGAACTTGTCGAGTGCTGATTGCATCGTCATGATGAACATTGACTTCGCTGCGGTCAGTTACTTCCAGGCACGCGCAAGGCTTCAGAGCAAGGACAGAGAGCGGCCGGCGATGGTGTACTGGATCATGGCAGAAGGTGGCATTGAGCAGAAGATTTATGAGCGGGTGCTGGATAAGAAGGACTACACGCTCTGGCATTTCAAGAGAGATTTCTTGAAATAATTTCACTTTGTGTGAAATAATGTTGATAATTTCACGTTAATAGAAACAAACCACGAAAATGAAAAAAACAATTTTTATTCTCATGCTTACCTTCTCCCTCTCCACCAACGCGCAGGCCGGTGGCATATGGGATGGCATCAAAGAAGCTGCCCGCGGAGTGGGATGGATGTTTTACATGGAGGCCTGCAAGTTGACCTGGGCATTGTTCAGCGAGGAAGGCCTGAACATCGGCAACCTGAAGTATTATTGCAATCACCCGCAGCACGACATTTTGCACAAACCGAACCGCAAATGAAGAACAAGAACTGGCAACTCGTTTGCGATTTATTTTGGTACCTAATCAAACACATCTGAATCATGAAAAAGCACACACTTACAATCGCACTTTTGGCAACGCTGACAATGTCATCCTGCTCATTGTTTCGGCACGTAGAAGGTCCGCAGGCCGGCAAGCCTGAAAATTGGCATGATGTTCATCGCGGTGATCAGCGATTCATTGCAATCCTCGCCGGGTTCACGGTCGCATTCATCATCGGGTTCATCGGGTCACAGACCGACCTCATGATAAAAAGATAGTTACCTCGGATGGTTTGAGGCAGCGGGGTTAGTTCAAGTGCCGCAATGACGGCCAAGGTAGAACGCGCCATTGGTGCAATGGGAGTTCAAGTCTCCCACTCCGCTCTTTTTGGGTTTTGGTTTGGATTAAGGACAAGATCGCCCTGCGTTTCAACGCTGGGGCTTTTTCTCACACACACAACACACACATATGTTACAAGCACTAAAAAAAACCATGAACAACATTGAAGACAAGGTCAACGCATTTGTCACACCTGATCCGCTGATGCGGCAGGAAGGGGGGGAGCACTATAAGGGCATGAAACTTCAACCGGTGGAGTTCATCCACGCCAACAACATCCCTTACCTGGAAGGCTGCGCCATCAAATACCTTTGCCGGCACAAAGCAAAGGGTGGCGTGGTTGACTTGCTGAAGGCCAAGCACTACATTGATCTGATCATATCACTTGAGTATAAAAACCAACAACCATGAACCGGTCACACAACGCTATCAAGAAGTTCATTGACGAACTGCCGCCGGAGTTCGATGCCATCAAGCACAAAGCAGAGAAGCTGCTCGATGCCCATCGTGATGATGTCATTGCGGCTTATGTGCATGCCGGCGATGGGTACCTTGACAAAGATGCACTCATTGAATCAGCGGAGGCCTATTATGAAAAGCGTCACACCACCCTCTGAAGCGGCAATTCAGCGTCAGGTCATGACCGCGCTTGAGAAGGAAGGCTGGGCATGCGTCAAGCTCATTCAGACGAACCTCAACGGCATGCCTGACCTCCTTTGCCTTCGGCATGGCATGACCATGTTCATTGAGGTGAAGAGTGAGACTGGGAAGGCGTCTGCGTTGCAGCTGCATAGAATCGAGAAACTGAAGAACTGCGGGTTCGGGGCTTATGTGGTCTCAAGCGTAAAACAACTCTATCTTTTAGGATTAATCAGTGAATAATGCAACTCACAGAGAACTTCCACCTACACGAATTTTCATGCAATGATGGTACGCAAGTCCCGCCGGTGTACCTTGACAATGTGGAGAAACTTGCTAAGAACTTGCAGATCCTGCGCGATCATATCAAGCAGCCCATCAGCATCAACTCCGCGTACCGGCACCGAGCATACAACACCAAGATCGGCGGCAAGCCGAACAGTCAGCATCTGACCGCCAGCGCGGCAGATATCACGGTCAAGTCGATGTCCCCGCGTAAATTGAAGGGGGTCATTGAGAAGCTCATTGCGCAGAAGAAGCTCTGGTTCGGTGGTATCGGACTTTACCCTGGCTTCGTTCATGTGGACATAAGGGACACACCGGCGCGGTGGTAGTACCTTTGGGTAACCACAAGAAGAATGAGCAGACCAGATAAAGCAAGAGAAGCGAGAGAAAAGTATGGCTGGGAGATGCCTACCTTAAAGCTCGCTCGGATAGTTTACGCTGAGAACCCGCTTTTATTCAATGACGTTGAAGATGCGCGTAAAGTGCTGCGCGGTATAGAGGGGAAGCTTGGCACAACAAGAAATGGGAACCGGTACAAGAAGTCGGCACCGGTTGAAGTTCAGCAGACGCATCGTTCACGCAACCCATACAAGCTGCCGGAAAGTGAGGAGCGTGTGTACGAGCCATACATTGTTCCAGGGAAGCGCGTATTGATCTTGTCGGATGTTCATATCCCATATCACTCAATCGAGGCCCTGACAGCCTGCTTTGACTTCTCAAAGCGTGAGGAGATTGACACCATTGTGCTGAATGGGGACACGCTTGACTTTCATGGTTTGAGCCGGTTCGTAAAAGATCCGAAGGCACGAAGCGTGGCGCATGAGCTGGCAGCGTTCAAGGAGTTCATGACGGCACTCCGGGCATTGTTCCCCAAGGCGTTCATCATTTACAAGATGGGCAATCATTGCGAGAGATATGACCACTTCCTCATCCAGAAGGCACACGAGATCATTGGAGTGGAGGAATTCGACTTTAGAAATATTATCAAGGCCCGTGCCGAAGGCATTGACGTGGTCGGTGATAAGCGGATCCTGAAGCTTGGCGCGTTAAACCTGGTGCATGGTCATGAGTTCGGCGGGTCGATATTCTCACCGGTCAACATAGCGAGGGGCTTGTTCCTGCGGGGTAAGGTCTCTGCCATGCAGGGACACAACCACCAAACGAGCGAACACACGGAGAGCAATATGAACGGCGAACTCACCACCACATATTCGGTCGGATGCTTGTGTGAACTTCATCCGGCATATCTACCGATCAACAAGTGGAACCACGGGTTCGCCATTGTTGAGGTAGATGGGCAAGCGTTTCATGTGCGCAATTATCGCATCCATAAAGGGGAGGTCTTATGATGGACATTGAGATAAAAGATGTTCCGGAGAGCGTTGATGGCTCCGAGTATCTGCTTGGGGTCATCGAGTGCCAGTTACAAGTCATTGTCACCATCAGCGAGATGGACAGCGACCTTTATGATGACCTGGCTGATGACAAGATCAAGACCATGAGCGGAGCTTTTAGGCTTATCAGAGAGGCACAAAGAAAATTAATGGAGGATGTGAAAAAGATGGGGAAGGGGTAGTATATTTGCACAACCGATGTAGGGCGCACATCGATAAACTTATTAATTGACCTCATTTTGGCAGGGCCTCGCATCAGCGGGGGCGCCCCCCTGCCAGAGTGAGGTTTTTAATTTTATTTTATGCATATCGATCACCTTAATTTAGACATGAAGTTTATTAAAAAACTGATTAGGAACAAAAAAAGTGATTTGCATTTTCCGCAAATGTTTAACCAAAGCAAAAGAGTTTATGATGATGAAAGATTAAAATATGCATATACATTAATGCATTTTATTGATCGTGATTTTGCCGAAAAAATAGCGTACTTACATGATCACAAAGGCTATCTTGCTGTGGGTGTTATTGGTATTTATGATGATTACGGTATTGACATTGTGCGGTCAGTTTGGGAAATATGTAATGAACTCCGAGAAAATGCATGTATTTGGAATATACATCTTGAAAGTTACCCAATATGAACATTTACGAATACATACAAGAAGGTGAAGTCGTTGAGAAGGCGTGCCTCGCGGCAGCAGTTGAGCTGATAAAGAACGGCATTGAGGTCATCCCATTGGCACCGGACAAGAAGCCGGCCAAGGAGATAAAGAGCGTATCACAGCTCATTGCCAACCCAATCAACTTGCACAATGTCAATTATTTCTTTGACCGTGACGATGTAACGCTTGGCATAATGCTCCGGCGTAACATGGAGGTGATTGACATAGATGAGAAGGTTCAGGCGGGCATAACA